GAACTTATCAAGAAAAGGAGATGGGGCATAATTCTTTATTTCATCATCTAAATTCTTTGAGCCTTCACCTGTAATCAACCAGATCGGATTGCATCCAAATCGTTTCGCTAAGTTAACAGCCGTATCTAACCCTGGTAAAGCATTTCCATTAATCCAATTATTAACAGTTGGTTGGGCAAACCCTAACCATTTAGCCATTTGCGTTTGTTTTACGGGCGCGTCATTACATTCTCTCCAAACAAGACCTAGTCGCTTTGCAAATTCTGGATACTTTACTTGATCGCTCATTCGTACATTATCGAATAATACGCAATCCAAATAACCTATTGATTTTTTATCCAAATAGCCTATAATCTGATTCATAATAAATAAATGGTCTTAAAAATGGACGTTATAGAGAAAATTAGTAGTTGCGGAACACAACAATTTATTGCTAACGCTCTTGGAGTTAGGCAGTCAAATGTAGGCGCTTGGCTTACACCTAACAAAAATAAACGTGTTCCTATACCTCCAAAAAGAGCAAGGCAGATATCGGAACTAACCGGCATACCCCGCGAAGAAATCCGCCCCGACATCTTTGGTAAGTAATTATGGCAAGAGACATCACCACATCGGTCAGGCTCGACGAAATGCTCGATAAATTTCTGACAGGTATGGCAAAGAACGACAGACGTACAAAGGCAACTTTGTTCTACATCATTCTCGAAGATTACGCTAAAGACCATGACTACATCGAATGGCTGGAAGAAAACAGTGTACCCAGAATACCCAATAAGCGGCTTGATTAGAAGGCGCTAATGTAGAAAGCCAGTGGCGAAAATCTACGGTTAATTATTTGTATTTTTTAGATTTTAGTTCTGTAAGTTTGTAAATAGAAAAAGTAACACAGTCACCGACGCTTTAGTTTAGCCCTTACCAGAGGTTAATTCGGAACATATTTGGTAGATAGCACAATCGTAACGGGGATAGGCCGACCGTGACTGGAGACAGTCGACAAACACCGCCAAAGTGATGTACCTCAAGGATGACAAAGGGTTTGGGCGCTCCCCGGCTGAAACATACCAGCTAAAGCGTCGAGTGTAAATTTACGATTTTGGACTAGGCCGGTGTCAATCAGCACCTAACAACTAACAACATGTGTCCTATCACATACGGTCACATATAGCCGAATACCGCCCAGATGAAAGTCAGGACAAAGAAAAGCCCCAAGATCTCCGCAAGATTCACTGGGGCTTATTGAAATTAATCAACGATGGAAATTATAGCATGAGCAAAAAAATGATACCCAGCGAAACGTCAAAAAAACTAAGTATGGATGACAAGTTTATAGATGACTTATCAAAACAACTCTCTTTGGCAAAAAAGAAAAATTTGAACGTAATTACACATCAGCCTACTCGTCTTGCACGTTTGGGAACCCTACTTGCTGATGCAGGATGGAAGGAGCAGTTATCAGAATTGTATGCGGTTCTTGGTGGTGATCCTGCGGGAATGGCTATTGCTTTTAATTGCAAAGTTAAAAAGATGTTTGGTTTTTCAGTGACCCATGAAATGAATGAAACACAAGCTTATGCAATCACTAGCGTAAGGCTGGTAGCGGCCAGAGTTTGCGCCGATGGTATAGATCATAAACTAGAAAAGCATGTGATTATCGAAAAAATATGGGACGTAGTTGAGCAAATAGCCAACTCGCACAAACAACTTGAAAGGCTTTTGAAATGAATGAATTAACCGCATTACCAGATATGAATCTGGAAGAAGCAACCGCCAAGCATCAAGAATTAAAGGCGATTCATGGAGTAGCACGATCAATGCTCCTTGAAATGCGTGATCGTAAAGGCTGGAAGGCTTTGGGGTATTCATCGTTTGAAGATTATGGCGATAAAGAGTGGGGATATAAAACATCTTATCTTTATGGGATAACGAAAGCCGCTGAAATTCAAAAGGTTATAGAAAATTCCGCCATGGCGGAAAAAGAAATACCAGAGCGTCAACTTCGCCACTTATCACAAGTACCAGATGATATTAAGAAGCAAATCTGGGATGAAGTGAATGAAGAAAACAAGGTGGTTACTGCTCAACTAATTGAACGGGCAGTTAATCAATACAAGGATGAATTAGCAAAAAAAGACTCTTTATTAACGGCTGTCAGAGCGCAACGTGATGAATGGAAAGAAACTAGAGATTTAAAAATAAACTCACTAACTGAACAACTCAATCAGATTGAAGAAAGCAAGCAAGAAGTAATAAAGCTTAAATCAGATATGGCAAGGATTAGAGAGAGCCAATCCGAAACAATAAACAAAGGTGTTACTGAAAAACTCCGCGAGATTCAAGCAGAAGTTGACCACAAACAACGCTCTATCAATTTATCAGAAAGGCGAATTATTGAGCTTAAGCAACAAGAAGTAGAGCTTGAGCAGCGAGTTGGTAAGGTTGTGCGTCATAACAAAGCAATTGCAGAAGTCCATGGCTTGCTTGAGTCACTTTACTGTCCAATCTTTTCAATCATGGATAACAAGGAGTGGGATGTACCAAACGAGATCATTAATGACTGGGAAAAGATAAGAGTCACGATTGAGAGCCTATTAAGTACCACTAATTTGCTTTGCTCAAACCTACATCAGCCACCTGTATTAAGAGTCGTTAGCGGAGATTTGGTATGAGTATTGAAACAATCGAATTAATAAGATTGGCTAGAGTTCGCAGCAGGATCATGAAGGAAACTGAGGATAACATACCTTTGCCTGATGGGTTTGTTGCTATAGATCATGACGCAGGAACGCTACTTAGGGTCGCAATGGCTGCAATAAAGAATGGAATAAAAAATAACCCAACAGCAAGCGATATTTGCTGTGTTGCAGAAGGATATGCGCTATTGGAAGATTTGCATGAAGTTATAACAGGCGGTCGATTCGATCACAAATAGACATGAAAAAGCCCACGCACTCGCGAAAGTAACTGTGGGCTTTACTGAACTTAACCAGCAAGAGAATTATACATGAAACTTAGAGACTACCAAAACCAGATAATAACAGACACCCGACAATCCTATGGTAAGGGCAATCGGCGCATTATTCTGCAAATGCACGTCGGCGCAGGTAAAACCGTAGTAGCGGCTGAAATAGCACGGTCATCGGTTGCCCAGTTAAAGAAAGTATTATTTTTAGTACCACGCAGACAGCTCGCGTACCAAGCGGTGCAAACCTTTACGAATTATGGCATTAACACCGGCTTAATCATGGCGGGTGAAAGGCCTTTTGGTATGCCGCTGCTACAAGTGGGTAGCTTTGACACCATTACCAGTCGCGTCAAAGCTGGTGCAATGCAGTTACCGGCTGCCGACGTGGTTATGGTAGACGAAGCTCATGCTTGTTTTAGTCAAGCACGTCTTGCCTTGCTAGGTCATTACCCGTTAGTGATTGGCATAACAGCAACACCAGCACTGGCAAATGGTAAAGGCATGGGTGCGTTTTATAAAGATATAGTCGAAGGGCTATCCATGGCGGCTATGGTGGATCAAGGTTATTTAGTACCCATGAAATACTACGGAGCTGACGCGCCAGACCTGGCACTGGTAAAGCTTAATGCAGACGGTGACTATCAAGAGAAAGGACTTGCTGAGGCTACCGACAAACCCGAATTAATCGGATCAATCTATGCGAACTACAAGCGTATAGCAGGCGATAGAACCACGTTAATTTTTGCGGTCAACTGCAAGCACGCCCAGCACATTCATGACGAATTTAAAAAACATGGTGTCGCGGTGGAATATATCGACGGTAGCACGCCAACCGAGGACAGAGAGTCGATTAAAACGCGCGTCATGGCCGGTAAAACAAAAGTTATAGTCAATATAGGGGTTATGGCATTTGGTACTGACTGGCCGATTATTTCCTGCGTGATTATTGCCAGGGTCACGCGCAATATTTCAAGCTGGATACAAATGATCGGGCGCGGCTCTCGATTGCACCCAGGCAAAGAAGATTGCTTGGTGATTTATCACGGTGACAATTTTGAGGACTTGGGGCGCATTGATGATGCGATTGAATGGACCCTAGATGATAAGTCAACCATACGAGAACGCAAAGAAGCCGCGAAGAAAGCCGCAAAAGAACCTAAAGACATTAAGTGCAAGTGTGGTTATGTGTTTCGTGCGTCAAGAGTCTGCCCGTCCTGCGGTGTGGCAATGCTTCAAAAAGGCGAAGCGATACCCTTTCACCAAGCCGATTTAAAAGAGTTGATTAAAACTGAAAAGTTTAGCAGCGATTACAAAGAAAAGTTTTATCAAGAATTATTAGGCTATTGCCGACGTAACAGCAAGAACGACGGCTATGCCTTTCATTTGTACATTGAGAAATTCAAAGTGCAGCCGGCATGGCGAAAAATAGCAGCTGATCCAACACCCGAAGTGATTGGTTTTGTACAACACCGCCAGATTGCAAGATCAAGGGCGGCAGCGTGAGAGTCGATATAAAACAAGAATGTCAGGGCAGATGGGCGCCAATTTTGACAAATTTGGGCATAAATGCGGAGTTATTTAGTGGTAAACATCAGCCTTGCTTGTTTTGTGGCGGCAAAGACAGGGCGCGTTGGGATCGGCAAAAAGAATTTTACTACTGTTCACAATGTGGATCTAAACAACCGATTGATATGGCAATAGAACACACTGGATTGTCATTTAAAGAAACTACCAATTTAATCAGGCCGAACGTAATGAATACAGCGCTAAAAATAGTCAAGCCAGTCGACACGCAACAAAACGAAGTGCGCATCAAGAAAATACATGCAGGGCTAAAGCGCATTACACCTGATTCATTCGTGGCTTTATATCTGGCTAAACGTGGGATTAAGATTCTACCGGATGCCGATTGCTATCAGCATGACGCGGTTGAGTATTGGCAAGAAGGCGAAAAGAGTCTGCACCCTGCGATGGTGTCAGTGTTCAGGACACCCACCGGCGAGGTGGCAACTTACCATATTACTTATTTGAGCGAGGATGGCACGAAAGCCGATGTGCAAACGCCTAGAAAGGTATTGCCGGTTATTCATTCATTGGCTGGGGCAAGTATCAGGCTATTCAAGGTTGATATTGATTTGGCTATCACAGAGGGAATTGAAACCGCACTGGCAGTCACTCAAGAATATGGCGTGCCTTGTTGGGCAGCAGGATCAGCCCAAGCCATGAATAATGTTGTCATTCCTGAGTCAGTAAAAACGGTCTGGATTTATGCAGATTCAGATGAAAGCTTTACCGGACAGAAAGCGGCTTATGATTTGGCTAACCGGCTAAAAGTAAAAGAAGGTAAAACGGTGCGAGTGGTTACGTTGATCGATCAACGACCAGTCGAAGATTATGGCGTTAAGTATGACTTTAACGACTACGCCATTTTGAAAGCAAATTCCTGACTGAAAATGACTGAGTTTATAGACATGATAGAAAGCAGTTTTACAGTGAAAGCTAAAGCCATAAAAATTAACGACAAGGTGGTTATGCGTGAGGGTGAATTTCAGGGTGTTAGAGATATGTCAGTTAAGGTTAGTGGGAGGCGTTGGTGATAGCTGAAATGTTAGAAAATATGACACATGGCTTAAAAATGATATTAGCAGGGCTATTTATTATTATTGCAGCACCGTTTGCAGCGTTACAAGATTGGTTGTGGCCTGAATGAAAGTCACTTTTGTAATTGATGAACGTGGGGCTTTTCATGCTCAGAAAACTATAGGTGATTTGCCCACTGATAGAAGTATTGAAGTCATCATACAAAAGCACGTCAAAAAGCGTACAGGTGGACAGAATCGTTACCAATGGAAAGCGATATTAGGCGACATTTCGCGGCAAGTCAGAATCAACGACAAAGGATACACGCCTAAAATCTGGCACGAACACTTAAAAGAACTGTTTTTACCCGACAAAGCCATTGAAGGACTAACACTCCCAGACTATGTGAAATGGCAGGAAATGCCGGACGGCTCGCTAAAAATGGTTGGTAGCACAACGAAGCTAACGACTAAGGGTATGAGTGTGTATTTTGAGCAGTTATACGCCTACGCGGTGTCAGAGTTAGACGTGAGGTTTTCAGCGCATGAGTAAATTACGTGCCAGCGCTAGAGGTCAAGAGTGTTTAGTAAGAATACCTGGCGTCTGCAATCACAATTCGGAAACGGTGGTTTTAGCTCATTTGAACGGTGGTGGCATGGGTATGAAAACGCATGACATTCATGGGTCATATTGCTGCTCAAGTTGTCATGACATGCTTGATGGTCGCGTTAGTCGCAGTTCTCACGAATACACAGGCCCAGAGTTGAAGCTGATGCACTACGAAGGCATAAAGAGAACGCAGGATTATTGGCTGTCAATCGGAATGGTAATAACAAAATGATAATCGAGTTTGATTTACCCGATAAACAGTTAAATCCAAACAACAAAAACGGAAAGCATTATCAAGCTTATCGAGCGGCTAAAGACAAGGCGAAGGAAACAGCTAGGGTATTGACTTTAGCGGCTTGGAACAAAAACCCACACACAATTTATGTTGAAACACTCAGCATTACTTTTATTTATCCAACGCTGCATAACCGAGATTTAGATAACGCGGTTGCTTCATGTAAGGCACACATAGACGGAATGTGCAGTGCATTTGGCTTTGACGATGGAAAATTCACAACCATGATTTTGAAAAAAGAATATCAAAAGGGTGTTAGTAAAATGATTTTTGAGATTTGAGATTTAAGGAATACTAATGACTGATGACTTATACCCCGTGTTTGAACTGCTTCAAACACGCCTAGAGCAAGGCTATTACTTTGGTAAGCAAGGCAATCGTTGGTGGTTGTTTGACCATGATGGAGATGGTCACTGCTCTGGGTTAACAATACGAGAATTGCTCACTAACTTAATTTTTGTGGATTGCTAATGACTGAACTATTTTACATCCCATTTTATTTATCAGTAATAATTTTTATGTTTGTCATGTATCAGCTAAATAGGTGGCCTTAATGAAACGATTTATCGAGATGATAATCATCAGGGCATTGCTGACAGTTGTTTTAATCATTGCAAGCCCTGCTATTTTATTTGATTTATGGAGAAAAACGCATGAGTGAAGATATCATCAACAACCCAAAGCATTACGTCACGGGTGGCATTGAAACCATCGACTTTATAGAAGCCAAAGCATTGGGTTTTAACTTAGGCAACGTCGTCAAGTACATTAGCCGGGCAGATCATAAAGATAAGCGCCTTGACGATCTGGAAAAAGCCCGCTGGTATTTGGATCGAGAAATACAGAATGCTTACCGATGACGTGCTGGCCAATGCTCAAATTTCCACCCGTCAATCTGTTTAGTGCGCCTGTGCGTGTGGCTAACTGTCAGCATACGCATTGGGCGGTCTATTACTCGTATAACAAGCGGGTTTGTATAGATTGCAGACTCGAACAGCCGCTGTTATCAATCGCGCCGGAACACCAACGATAATTGAAAATATTGCAATAATTGCAAATATGGTATAATCAACCCAAATAATATTTGGAATGGTTATGGATCAGTTAATCGAACAGCTTAAACGGCATGAAGGCTATAAGGCGCATACCTACCGCTGCACAGCAGGGAAGAAAACAATAGGCTATGGTTACAACTTATCAGCTAATCCGCTTAAATTGTCCAGCCTCGAACTCTATCACGCTCAACTCGTTGGTATGGGTGAGTATGAAGCTGAAAGATTGCTAAAGCTGATGATTGCCAAGATTACCGATCAACTCGAAGAAGCCCTGCCAGTGATTAACCGGCTCGATACCGTCCGTCAAGATGTGCTAATCAACATGACGTATAACTTGGGCTTAGTTGGTCTGCTGAAATTCAAGAAAATGATTCTTGCACTCGAAAAGAAAGATTACCAAAAAGCCTCGATTGAAATGCTAAACAGTAAATGGCAAAGCGATGTAGGCCAACGCGCACAAGAACTGTCTACTCAGATGATCACGGGAGTTTATGCAACATGAAAGAATTTTTTATGTCACGACTACAAGAGCCGTCAAGCTGGCGTGCTGCTATCTGGGTTGCAACCTCGTTTGGTCTGGTGGCTTTCAAAGGTGAGCAAGCAGAATCTATTATCGCTTTGGGCATGGCTCTTAGCGGTGCTGTGGGTGTCGTTACTCCTGACAAACTGCACCATGATAAATAAATGCGAAGTATTGCCAAAATCCATAGAGCCTATTGGCTGGACAACAAACATTATTGATGGCGGTCAAGCTGTCTTATCCTGCCAGGTGGAATAACATGAATGTAAAAAATATCGTCATCAGCAATTTCTCAGCGTTAATTCTAGGCGGCAAGCTCTGGACGGATGCCAGGCATTTAGTATCAACAATTAATGGCGATACCAAGTTAACCGGCCCACAGAAACGCAAAGCAGTATTCAAAGATTTGCAGATTCTAGCCGGTGACGCAACTGCGTTAATTCTAAACGTAGCGATTGAACTCGCCACACTCTGGGTTAAGGGGTTGTAATGGCCTATTCAGAACACGTCGAGAAAATAGCAACCGTTTTACAAAATACAACTTATGGTGTCAGTGGTGGCTTAGTATTAAGCGACTGGCTTTCGATACTTGACAGTCATGCAGCGGCTTTCGGTGTCGTACTGGGTATGTTGACGTTTACCACTAATCTGATCTTCCAGTATTTGAATCATCGGGCAATAGCCAAGAAATAATATAAAAATAAAGCTTGATTAATACGAACAACGCGCGTATAATTTAATCATGGTTTCAACAACTGGAACCCTTTTTAAGAGATACGACGATGAGCAAGAAATTATTACCAACACACAAATTAACTTTTGTTAGATCAATTGCTAAAATGAGATTGAACAATTTTGGCGCTGATATTTACACGGGAATTGACGGAAAAGCTTATGTTATTTGTGATAACTTAACATCACAAATCCCTTACGCAAACACCGAGTTTGTTAACTTAGATGCATGTGAATCTTGGCTTGAACAAATACCTGGAAATGCCGCAGGTAAATTGTCCACGGTTTTAGAAAGATTAATACCGTAATATGAATAACCCAACACCCGAACAAATCAAACAAACTCGCAAGGACGCGGGTTTAACACAAACACAGGCTGCTGACTTGATTTATAAGTCATGCAGAGCCTGGCAGCAGTATGAAAAAGGAGACAGGGAAATGGACAAAGCGCTGTTTGAACTATTTATGATTAAGGCGGTTAAAAATGGCTGATTTAAACGCTGAGTTTGAAGATTTTGATTTTGATATAGATATGTTTGAAGATGATGAAAGCACGCCAACAGCGTCAAAATTCGCACGCGTAAAGCGATATAAGCGCCCATCATGCGTCAAATATAAATATGCTCAAGAGTTAGTTAAAGATATTGGCACTGTTGAAGAAGGCGAACACATCAACGCCATCGTCAGCGGTAATTTCATTGCTGGTGATTTAATCGAGTCTTATCTGTTCGATAACAACCTGATAGCAGAGGAAATATTAATATCAACGCTGTCAATGAGTCGTGAAAATGTTGATAGCCTTAAAAATATTCAAGACTTCAAGCTTAATGGCGTAATGGGTCTGGTTATTTCTGATTTCTATTTCTCACATGAAAGAAAGTCGGGCATAGAAGATATAGCCAATGAGCTTGGCAATGGTCAATTTGCTTTAGCTGTTGCTGGAATACATACAAAAATAACACTAATTAAAACGGTTTGCGGCCAACACATCATCATCGGTGGATCTGCAAATCTTCGCAGCTCAATGAACATCGAACAAATAACAATTGATAACTGTCCGGTCTTATATGCGTTTCATCGTGAATGGATGGCTGACATACTCAATAAATACCAAGCAACTCATACAATGCTCAGAAGGGAAAAGTTATGGCAACAGGTAGCGAAAGTAGAGGAACAAAAAAAGGCAGCAAAGGAAAGTTTAGAACACCTAAATTAAGCGACGCACAAAAAAGAAGTAATAAGCTAAAAAGGTCGCTAAAAGTAAAGGGTGCAAAAACATCAGTATCAACTAAAAATTCAGCGGTTCCATTTTAATTTATGGCAAAAACTTTAGAAGATGCCCTAGCATTGTTTCGTTCCGGCAAAAGCCCGCGAGAGTGCGACAAATTAACCGGCATTAACTACAAGAAAATAGAGCGAGAAGCCAAAAAACGAGGCATAGAAAAGGGCGATGTGTCGCAATTGGTTTCAAGTATAGCTAAAAACAAGGCTGATTTTGTCGCGTTACCTGTCGCAGTTCAGGACATTGTGACAAAAGAGGTTGATGAACGTATCAAACATATACAAATTTTAAACAATTTAACGCTTAAAAACTTGGCAGTAATGGGGAAAAAAGTAGATGCTGATTTTGAAATGAACGAACACAAATTATTTCAAGAGACTATCAACAAAGCATCAGAACAGCTATTGGGTAAAGATCCGGTAACAGTCATCAACAACACCAACGCCCAACAAAACATCATCGAGCCGGTACGCTTCACACGAGCGGCTGACTAATGGATTATGAGTTGCTCAGTTCACAATATGACTTCGCATTTAGCAAGGCGTTATATCCTGCTATCGTTGGCGGCCTTGGTTCGGGTAAGAGTCGTGCTGGAACAATTCGCCTAGTCACATTGATGCTTGAAGATCCTGGCAGTAATGGCGCGTACTACATGCCGACTTATGACTTGATTAATTTGCGGGCCATGCCTGGTGTTGAAGCGGACTTGGCACTATTAAATATTGAGTTCAAAACCAACAAATCGAATTACACCATCGAAGTCATCAACTATGGCACGATTATATTCAGGTCTTATGATAGGCCGGAACGCATTATTGCTTATGAGGTCGCTCATTCCATTGTTGACGAAATAGACACGCTCACGAAAGACAAAGCCGCGTTAGTCTGGCGCAAGATTTCAGAACGTAACCGACAAAAGCGCGAGATTCCCAACACCATAGGCGCGGTGACTACGCCCGATCAAGGTTTAAACGGCTTCGTCTATGAGAAATGGGTGAAGAAACAGCAAGCCGGTTATGTGCTGTACAAAGCCAGTACGTTTAAGAATAAACATTTACCAGCAGGCTATACCGATCAGATATTGGCTAACTACGACCCAATACTAGCGCAACTGTATCTTGAGGGCGAGTTCGTCTCGCTCAATCAAAACAAAATATATCATTTCTTTGATAGGACTAAACACCATGCTGCTCGATCTCTTACGCCTAACGATAGCGTTATTCATATCGGCCTTGATTTCAATATCGGTGGCTGTTGTGCTGTAGTTTTCATCATCGAAAATAATAACCCGATAGCCGTGGACGAGTTTACCAGTCATGACACGCAAGACTTTATCAACAATCTAACGCGTTATGCCGGTAAGACGTGCATTATCTACCCTGATGCAAGCGGTAAGGCAGGGCGTACTAATTCCAGTCAGTCAGACATCAGCATGATTGCCCAAGCGGGTTATCAGCTTCAATACAAGCCAAGCAATCCAGCGGTAAGAGACAGAATTAACGCTTATAACGGCTTACTTAGTCACGATAGGCTAATGATTAACACGGACACTTGCCCAAACTTAACAAACGCACTCGAAACCCAAGGTTATGACGACAAAGGCGATCCTGAAAAGTGGAACACCCACCCTGCTATTGATGACTGGGCAGATTCCAGCGGCTATTTTATCGCTTATAAATATCCGGTTATCCGGTCTATGGTTACTACACAAATACTAGGATTTTAAGATGAACGGTGAAACCGCAAAGAACGTAAACAAACGCCACCCAGACAGCGAAGAAATGCTGCCTATCTGGGAGAAATGCGAGGATGCACGCGAAGGCCAAACCGCAATACATGAAGCGGGACGAACTTATCTACCTGAGCTATCCGGTCAAAGTAATTCAGAATATCAGGCGTATAAACGACGTGCTGTCTTTTACGGGGCTATGAGTCGAACGGTTGACGCTTTTGCTGGCATGATTATGAGAGTGCCACCCAGTGTTGATAATCCATCACCTTACCTAGATGATGTCACAGGGCATGATTGCAGCTTGACTGAGTTTGCCGGGGAAGTATTGGAAGAGGTCTTGGTGACTGGCTTCGGTGGAATACTCGTTGAACATTCACCAATGGCTCAAGCGGTCACACTCGCACAGGCTCAGGCACTAGGCGCGCGTCCATATCTAGCGTTATTCGATGCCGAATCGATTATTAATTGGCGTAAAGACGGTAAGCGCATTACCCAGCTAATACTCGAAGAAGAAGAATACATCGCAATCTCAGAATTTGAGGGCGAAGAACAGTGCTTTTACCGGGTGCTGGACTTGGATGACATGGGCAACTATCGGCAACGTAAGTTTATCGAGAAAGATAAATATTTTGTGCAAGTGGGTGATGATATTTACCCTCTAATGAATGGTGCCAACCTCAAAGAAATACCATTTTACTTTCTGGGTGATGCCGACGAACTGCCGTTGTTGATTGATTTGGTTGATTTGAATATCAGTCACTACATGACAACCGCTGACCTTGAGAACGGCTGTCACTTTACAGGTATTCCTCAACCTTGGCTTGCTGGTGTGCAATTACCGGATGGCGTGACTTTGTCAGTCGGTGGTGTTAATGCCTGGGTGTTTCCCGATCCACAAGCTAAAGCACAATATCTGGAGTTTTCGGGTCAAGGTCTAGGGTCATTGGAAAGACGTCTTGAACTAAAAGAAAAACAAATGGCATCGTTAGGCGCCCGTATGCTTTCGGATACTGTAGTTGCTGAGACAGCCACAGGGGCAAGTCTACGCAGTACGGGCGAGTTTAGCGTACTGGCTCAACTATCGGACAGAGTCGGCAAGGTCTTATCTCGCGCTTGTTCATTCATGCACCTATGGGCAGGATTGCCAGAGGTTGCTATTAAGCTAAACACTGACTACTTACCGGCACGCATGACGCCGCAAGAACTGCAGGCGTTAGTCGGGGCTTGGCAAGCTGGCGGTATATCTTCAATGACGTTATTCAATAACCTACAACAAGGTGAATTGATAGCCGCAGAAGTGACGTTTGAAGATGAACAAGCAAATATATTAGAGCAAGCACCTGTATTGGTTGCACCGGTGGTGCCAATTGCCGCTTAATAAAGTCTTATTTGATTCGACCATTGAGCTTCATTTAGACATGGAGCGCGTCGCTATTGAATCACGGGCAACCATTGTCAAGCTATTGCAGAACCTTGAGAAAGAGTTAATCGCAAAAGTAGCGGATGGCGTTTCGGACTGGAGCAAGGCGAGGATTGCCAAACAGCTTAGTGAAGCGGACGCAATCATCAGGCAGTATTACGATGATGCGGCAGGCATAGCGCGAGATACGACAACCAGCGTGGCGCAAGTATCAGCCAGTGCCACCGCAACCTCGTTGAGTGCGGCGGTAGGCGGTCAAGTAGCTATTGGTGTATTGCCGACAGCGGCTTATCTGGAAACCCTAGCCAGCAATGTCATTGTGCAAGGGGCAATTCAACGTGACTGGTGGAATAGACAGTCAGGTGATACCGCGTTTAAGTTTCAATCAGCCGTTCGTCAGGGTTTGGTCGGTGCTGAAACCACACCACAAATAGTTAAGCGTGTTCGTGATGTGATGGACTTGTCGAGACGTAACGCTGAGACGCTGGTTCATACGTCTGTTCAATCGGTCGCTAATACTTCAAGGATGAAAGTATTTGAAGATAACAGTGATGTTATCAGTGAATTTGAGTATTCCAGCAGTTTGGACAGAAAAACTTGCCCTACCTGTGGTGCATTAGATAACAAACGCTGGGTAAATGGCACTAACAAGCCAGTCAATCATAGTATGGCATTTAAACAGCCTCCGATTCATTTTCGCTGCCGTTGTAGCTGTATTCCGGTACTAAAGACATGGGCTGAGTTGGGCATTACAGGGATAGATGAGCTTCCAGAATCAACGAGAGCGTCTATGTTTGGGCAAGTCACAGATAAAAGCTTCGAGGACTGGCTAAAGCGCAAAACAGAAACAGACCCCACGTTCGCTGATAGAACTCTTGGTAAGGGCAGGGCTGAACTGTGGCGCAATGGCAAGATAACGATGGATCAGATGATAAGCGGTGGAAAGCCGTTGTCGTTGGCAGAGTTGAAAAATAAGTATTTATAATCACTAAAGCCAGCTTAACCGCTGGTTTTTTTATGCCTGAAATTCCTCCTAAAATTGCAATAAGTAAATATATTGCAAAAACTGCAATTATGTTATAATGCGCTCAAATCGTTAGGCGATTAACCGGGCTAAGCCTTCCAAATCCCAAGGGGACACAATGGACATTACACCAGAAGTACAAGCGGCTATAGATGCAGCAGTTGAAGCAGCGACCAGCGGACTAAAGACTAAAAACCAAGAGTTGCTTGATAAGAACAAAAAGCTCATGAAAGGTCAAGAGATTGACCCGCAAACGGTAGTTGATCTTGAAGCGCAAGTTGACAAGCTGCAAGGCGAACTCTCAGCCAGTCAGAAGTCGGCGAAAGATTCAGCGAAAACACTGGAAACGCTACAAGGACAATTGAAAGCGGAGACGGGGTTTACTCAGAAATTGCTAATCGACAACGGATTGACTGACGAGCTAGTGAAAAATGGTGTAGCACCGCAATTTTTACCGGCTGTAAAGGCCATGTTTGCAGGGCAAGCACAGATCGTCGCAGAGGGAGATACACGGACAGCCAAGATAGGCGATAAGTCGGTGTCAGACTTTGTGAAAGCCTGGGCAGTCTCAGACGATGGCAAGCACTTTGTAAAGGCACCGGAAAATTCAGGTGGAGGCTCACAGGGTAGTGGGAACGGAACAACGAATCAAATACCGCTAACGTCCACGCAGAAAATAGCGGCGGGGTTAGCTCAACAAACTTAAAACTTAGGATGTAACAATGGCAACTCAAACACTCGCAGAAGCAGCAAAACTTATTAACAACCAGATCGTTCAAGGTGTAGCTGAAGATATTATCACTACCAACCCCATGTGGGCAGCGATGCCTTGGACTGGCTATGAAGGTCAAGCTATCCTTGTCAACCGTGAAAACGCTTTAGGCGACGCGCAACACTTAGCGGTTGGCGGTACTATCACAGCAAAAGCCGCTGCAACCTTTACGCAGATCCCATTCAGCGCAACTACTACTATTGGCGATGCTGAAATAAACGGCTTGGTCGCTGCACAGTCTACTTCTGCCGGTGTTAATCAGTTAGCCATTGAAATCAGCTCTAAAGCTAAATCAGTGGGTCGCTTGCTTCAAGCGGGTGTTGCTACAGGCACAGGTACAGCTCCTGCATTGAACTCATTGCACAGCTTGTGTGATGCTGGACAATTCACCACAGCCTCAGCCGGTCAAGCGATCTCGTTGTTGTTGCTCGATCAGTTGTTGGACTTGGTTAAGTCTAAAGACGGTCAAGTTGACTGGATCATGTTACCGGCTAGAACTCTACGCAACTATAAAGCTTTGGTTCGGGCTTTGGGTGGTATCACAGAAACAATGGCGTTCACTATGCCAAACGGCACTACTCGCAATGTCTCTGTGTATGAGGGTATTCCGATGTTCCAAAACGACTACTTATCAATTGCTGAAACTGCAAACGGTGCGGCCTTAACAGGTGGTGCATTGGCTTCGGTTTATGCTGGATGTTGGGATGATGGCAGTAACAAGGTCGGTGTCTCCATGATTCATCCGATTAACGTACCGGCCGGTATTGCTATCGAAACAGTCGGGGTGGCTGAGACTAAAGACGAAGTTATCACTCGCGTTAAGTCTTACTCAAACTTTGCCTCTTTCAACAGAAAAGGCATAGCCCGATTAACTTCAATCAATAATTAGTCAATAAACGATGCCCATTTTAACGAGTGGGCATTTCTTAAACATCTAATTAGAGGATTATCATGCCTGAACTCAGTATCAAAGTACCCAGTACCGCCTCAACTCTAAGTGTTGCCATTTCAGGCACAT